GCGCACCTTATTCATCGCTGTATGAAAATCGTCAACTCCTGAAAAATCCCCATACTGCGGCTTCGGCCCTTCGGGGGGTACAATCCCGTGAGCGATCCACTTCGTCATTATCTGATTGACGTCGCTCCCCGCCGCATCACTCTGCTTTGTTCGACTAACACCCCCACCGGCGTGTTGTACTCGTCCTTCTCGTTCTGCCATGGCTACTCCTTAATCGTTAGCGCTCGTTCCACGGTAACGCCTAATTAGGGCGTTCCACTTCCTGAGATCGCTTCCTTTCAATTTCAATCCCGGGAATTTCCCGATGGGCGTATCAAACGCCCCAATCGTCATTCCCGATCTATCCAAGTCTTCTATCGCGTGCGCTTCTGACAACTTATTCGGTTGTCTCGCCATATCTCTATCCGCTCTTAGACTTTCCTGCCTTCTAATCTGCTTCTGCGTTATAGCCTGCTCTCCTCTTAGCTCTGCGTCCGATCTTGCCGTCTGTACGTTCGCTTCCAAAACTCTCAACTCATTCCTTGTCTTCGCTGCGTCTTTCGCCGTACTTGTTCCCCTCTGTACGCTCCCGGTAACATTCCCAAAATCTGCAAAATCCCCCTGTACTCCAACCGTCGCGGCACTAAAACTCTGGGGACTACCCCCAGCCGATAAAATCGGATTCAAACCCGCGTCGATAAGGTCTTGTACCTCCCACTGATGCGCGTTCTGCATCATGCTCTTTTGCCACTCGCGCGCTCTCTTCTGCTGCTTCGCGGCTGACTGTCTCTGCGTCGCTACCATCGCGCCTCCTAATCGAAAACTACCGCTGTAAATAAAAATGCGGCTATACAAATCGCGACCAAAAATAGTCCGATCATTACTCCAGCCGCAATCTCAACAGCTTTCCAAAACATAATACCTCCTAGACTAACTACTAGAGTCAAAAACCAAAGCCTAAAAATGGTCAATCATTCCAGGAACACCAAACGTCGGCATAGGCCGCGCACAAGTGTACTTAAAGAAAAAATCCGCAATAAAATGAGGCTGATTCGTAACCTGAATCACTCTATCAATTGGCGGATTGTCTTCAATGAACGTGGAGTTTAAACCCGGCAACGACGCAAAATCCAAACCCAAATGCCAGGCGTCCAAACTGCTAGCTGCATCGCTTCGCATAATGCCCGTAATTCTTGACGGCTTGTAGCGATACTCTGCAAATCTCTCCTGATAACCAAAAACCCCCTGGTCATCCGTCGCACCGGTGCCGGGGGTATTCGTATACATGATCTCTTGATTCAGAACTGCCTGCTCCCCCAAATGCGCCAAGCTGGGCCAAAAATAATCGTACCTCGTCTGCCGACTCCACATCCTGTCTATACCCTGCTGATATGTAATATCGGCCCTAACATTGACCAAACCAATAATCAAGCAATGCTCTGTGAAACTCTTCACAAAACCTGCTCCATCCTGGCTGGCTGTACCAAAGCCGGCCAAAACTCCTACATCCACATTCGATCCACCCGTGGTCGCTGCAACCGGGTTAATGTTAACCCGTGTGCTTCCTCCTCCTAAATACTCGGGTCTCTGCAAACGCTGATCGCTCGAAATTACACCAAAATGACTTCTGCATATTTCAGTGTAACGGGTGCCTCCCCTAGCATCCCTTTCCAGCAATCGCTGAATCTGAAATGCTTCTCTGATGTCATTAATCGTCGCCGCTGTAGCGGTCGACAAATCCGCAACCAGTCCGGTTGCGTCGCCATCCCACCACAACTCCTCGCTGTTAATCGGGCCGTTAAACTGAACTACATCCGTGCCGCTCGCGGCTCCGCCAAGCCTCACATTCGCTGTTGTGGCGGCGGAGTTCCTAAACCTCGGGAATCCCGAGGTATCGGCTTCCTTCACCAAAGCCTGCGTCCCTAGCGGCAACGAAATTGGGTCCCCTTTCTGTGTAAAGGGCAAACAACTCGTAAAATAATCGTGCCGCTTACCTCTCCTTCTCAATGGAAAATCGCCAAAATTCTGACTCGTATTCGTCGTTACCAAAACGGGCGAATCCTGCATATTTTCATCCCGGAACCATTCCGACCAAATCAAATTATAAGCCCGATAGTGCAGACTATTCGGCTGCTGTGCCGCTACACCGACCGGCAAACCAAAATAATCCGACAGGGAATCCGTCGTCGGGTTATGTGTATTCAACCTCGGAATCGTAAAATCGGTACTATCCCCGGGATCTTCCTGCTCTCCACAAAACTTCTGCCAATTATCCCAAACCAATCTATTCGGAACTGCAAAAAAGAAAAAATCCATAAACATATTATCCATTACGGGATACAGCGGTGTCGCCAATCTGGCAAAACTTCTCGTCCGCAAATTCATCGTATCCCCAGGCAACGCCTCATCAACAAAAATCGGAACCAAAAACCCTGCATCAAATGACGTCTTCAAACCGTGCGATCTATTAAATGTCGATCGCGGAATCTCGACAGTCGGTATCTGTGCAAATGTATGCTGCGACTTCATATTCCCTGCGGGGTATGCTGTTCCTTTCGCCATATCACTTCTCCTCAATAAATTCTATTGCTGTTCCCAACGGTATTTTCGCATCCGTGCTACTCAAAATTCCCGTTATCTCATCCCATTCCCCAATCTCAAAAAGCGTATAATCCGCCGCGTGCTTGTGAAAATCTGTGTTTTCATCGTTCGCCGCCTGACCAAACTGGCGTAGCGCGACAGCCTTATTTGGACTAAAAAAAGGCTGCAAGTACGCCTCTGCCTTAATGTCATAAATACTAAATGCTTTCATCGTAGGTATCCTCTAGGTCTTCTTGACCTTCCGTCCCGCATCCTGCCAACCTGGCGCTTGGTATCTCCAATCGCCACTTCCAAGTTCCAAACAATTCTATTCCTTCTCCGTCTACCTCCGCTCACAACTTCCTTTCTAATTTCTTCAACTTGTCTTCCAAAATAAACTCTCTCTCCAACAATCTCTCCGGGGTTAAATCTTTTCCCCGGCTTCCTACGCTGGCAATTCTCTTGCCTTTGATCTCCGCTAGGTAATCTTCACCCAACTTCTCATCGTAAAATCTCGGCGGTCTGTATCGCTTCCCTTCTAAAATTACTTCATCTGAGGGGTAAACATCCCCGCTAAATCTCTCGAACCATTCTGCACCAAGACCAGGTCGACGGCTCATCGTCGCGTACTCTGGCTTGAGTTCGTAAACTACACCCGTTTCCGGGTCTATCCTTTCATACCACCTGGTCATCGCGGCTTTTTTGCCCGTGACCTTTTTCATCGCATATCGCGCCACATATCCGGCGCTCTGTACGGTCAATCTTCCAATCGTACAAAAACCCTTCCCCCACTTATCCTCTAAGAGCTGTGAAACAAAAAGCGGGTTTTCCCCGCTCATCTTATAAATGCTCTTGTCTGGGAAGTCCCAACCAAAAATCAATGCGTGATAATGCGGCCTAAATGTATCGCCGCCATATTCGCCACAATGAAAAAACCGAAACGGTCCAATCTCCTTTCTTAATCTCTTCGCAAAATTCTGCCAATCCCGAACGTCCAGACTCGCTGGCTTCGGTAAATGCTCTTGATTATATGTCAAGGTAATAAAAGAATTATTTTCGTGCGTCTGCGCTTCGTGCACGCATCGAACCGCCCATTGGCGGGCCTTCTCTATCCTACAACCTACACACTGCCCACAGGGCAGTTCCAAGGGGCGGTCGGACCACGCATCATCCCGATTGAATGTGACCCCACCGCCCCGAGCGCGCCAAGCCCTATTTGGGCTGAAACACGGCACGCTCTAAATCCTCCAGCCCCCGCGCATAGGTCTACTTCTCGTATTGCGAGAATTGACCTTATTCCCCTTTCTGAAGCTCCGCTTCGATCCCTTCCGGCTCATCCTATGTCGCGCCATCTGCGCTCCTCCTTGGGGCTCTAACGCCCCTTTAGCCGCTTAGCACAGTTCCTCACTTGATGTTAACTGTGCTGAGTGACACCTCACTCAAACGCCCCTGAGGGGACCCTACCCATCCCCCCAGGGGCACCCACCGGTTACTATTCCCCCGGAGGGGGGTCTTCCCCGGTGGGCTCTGTCCCCGCCGGCTTCTCCTCCGGGATCCGTTCGGGGACCAATCCAAGCTCCTCGAGCTCCTTCACACGCTCCGGGTCGTAGACCATTTCCAAAAACTTTCCCGGGTCGTGGTTGACGTGCGCCCTAACTGCTGCGGGTAAAGCTTCAAACTGCTGCTCCGCCTGGCGCACCTTATTCATCGCTGTATGAAAATCGTCAACTCCTGAAAAATCCCCATACTGCGGCTTCGGCCCTTCGGGGGGTACAATCCCGTGAGCGATCCACTTCGTCATTATCTGATTGACGTCGCTCCCCGCCGCATCACTCTG